AAGCCTCTTCAAATTCCTTCCGGTCTGCTTCAAACGTTTTTTCATTTGCATCAAAAATTTCCTGATTCTGTACGGAATAATTTACACTTCTCTTTCCGTCTGCCGATATGGATGCGCTAAAATACACATACGGTGCATCAGATTCTGCAAGCCTCGAATATCCACTCACATTTACTGTCTTTGTTACTTCTAACATAATTTTTCCTCCAATCTTTCTATACGTTGTTTTAATATTTCAATTTCTCCATTTAAAGTACAATTACTCATTCGTAATTGTTCAATTTCTTTTTCCTGCCTTTGGATCATCTGCACATGCATTGCGTGCAGTTCGTCTTTGTCAACTCGATAAACATACTGATCTCCAATAATATCCATTTCGTTTGACAAATCTGCATCACATTTTTCCTTGTAAACCAAGCTAAGATTTCCAAGATTTAATTTTTTTGCAATATCCTCGATATCCTGTGCGATAAATCCGTAATGGATACGCTCATCATATCCTTTTAATCCAGTCTTAAACTTATATTTTCTCGGATTAAGTTTCATATACAAATACGTTATATCCGGCATATCTGCAAAATCTTTTTTTAATCTCCTATCAGATCCACTCTTCTTTTGGAAATTATTGCTTACCCATGTTGTCGTGGCCAAGTTATGGCTGCTGTCTGGTCCCTTTATATTCCCATGTCCTGTGTCGGTATAAGATAAATTATCAAATTTTAATTCTTCTGTTGTTACTACACGAGAACCCATATTTGACAAAACACCATCTACCGCAACACTTCCCGGAAAGTTGGTGTGCATATCCCGACCACCGAATTGCAGTATTCCTAAAGATGTAACTTTAATTATTTCATACTTATAATTATTTCCATTCCAAGGAAAACCATAATTGATTCCATCATAGAATGTTGCACGCGTGAATTCGCTGTCATCACTTTTAATAACTCCGGTAGTAATATTTGCTCCGTTAATTGTGGTCGATCCAGCATTTGCCAGATCGTTAAATCTAACGAATCCCGTTACTGTTATATTGGCAGTACCACTTGTTGTATCAAGCAGCTGGCCATTTTCATCATACAGCTGTATCGTAATTCCTACGGTTTTCTCCCCACCTGTAGCCTGTAGCGATAATTTATGCGGCAACTGCGATATTTTTGTTGCAATTTCAAGATTTTCCCGTGATCTGTCTGCCACCTCCGTTTCAATGCTTTTCTCTGTCTTTTCTACCCTTACCGTAATCTTTGAATCTTCACCCTGTCTGGTTTCTGCTTCATCCGCGATATCGTCCGACAGGTTTCCTTCCTCTGTCGTTGCGCGATCCGTCTCGGCATCCACTTCCTCCTGCTGGATCTCCGCAAATGTTTTATTAACATTTGACAGTTCAACGGTATTTTTTTCCGGTGTTTCTGGGTATTCTACAATTTTTACAATTCTCTGCTTGTCCTTAATGCCTTTTGACTTTGATATAATGGTAACTGTATCTCCAATTCCATATGCAAGGATATCCTTATAGACTTCACTCTGCTTTGCCAGATCCTGCACTTCTGCAGTATACTGTCTGTATGGCTTCGATATTTCCGCAAGTTTTGCGGTCGCGTCTTCTATAAGGCTATCCACCACGGTATATCTTTCATCTTTCCATACGCATGCTTTCACTTTGCTGCTGTACTGGTGGTTATCAATATAATCTTTTCCCAGCACTGTTTCCGGTGTGAGTCCATCTTTCCCGATTGGATAAATCCTTGTATAAAAATCATAGGTATCAGATTTTCGTGTCATTTTTTTAAGGTTTAATCCCTCAATAAAATAGGCTCCCTTATCCTCTCCAATTCGATCATAGATATCAATTTTCTTTTGCAGCGTATCTATTACACATTCGCATCTGTAAGTGCTTAATGCTTTCTGCAGAACACTCCACGCTGTCTGCTGATCAGATTCACGGATTGTTCGTCTTTTTGTAACCTCACAATTGCGGATGCTCCAACCGGTACCATCAAAAGCAATTTGCAAACATTCCATGATTGTCTTTTCAACCGTCTCAAATCCGGTCTTAAATACCTTGGATTCCAATTCTTCCACGTTTAAGGTGGCTGTATATGTATTAAAATCATCAGCTTCATTTATTTCCTTTAATACATACTCATCCGTTTTCGTCCTAATATAGCACTCTTCTTTTAAATCGTTTACCAGGGCGGCAGTTGCCGGATACTGGAAAGACATCTCTTTATCTCCGGAATCAAGGGTTGTCGTAATTGATCTATCCTTAAATCCAGTCAGTATTCCAATTCGGTTTTTATTTACATCAAAAATTTGCAACCTAACCGCCTCCTATATCCACATTGGACTATATTTTACATTTACCTTTGCCGCATCCGAAGAAAATCCTACGGTTATTTCTCCGGCTCTCATACGTGGAAATTCCCACATATTAACCCGATTAAAAGCATTTTTGCCATCTACTGTAACAATTCCACGGATACCATCAATAATCATCGTTTTTCCCGCTTCCAGAGCTTCTACGACTATGCTCTCACTGCTCAATCCGGTTATCTCGTAATTTGTTAATACACTCTTTGCATATATTGCTATAATGCACGGTGCCGATCTTGTCCCGGCATTGTACACCGTTGCAGTTTTTTCCCCATCAAAGACAAGATCAAGCTGGTCATCATAGAAAAATCCGTCAAATTCCAGATTTAATACATACCGATTTTTTACATTTTTCTTTTCGTAGTCGCTGGATGTCATGTAACCCTTGTAAGTACCTTTGTATCCATCCAGGTTAAGATCACACGATTTTGTAAAATTCTGCATAAACTCGGATGCTGTCCGTATAATCTTATTTCTGTTCTGTCCTCTAAAATATACCGACAGTTTTAAATGCCCCATTGTTACATCCGTATCGAATTCTGCCGGTAACAATGCCCGCGTTATCCATTCGTAATTTACGTTAATACCAGGAGGCTGTACATCTACGGTTAATTGTTTTGCATCATATTTCCGGATATCAATACCATTTACCTTCATGTTTACCTCCGTTTTCGTTTATCCGTTACCATCTTGCTGTCTACCTTGGTAACGGTCCTGCTTGCGATCTCATCACCATCAATGTATGTGTAACATGTTACTCCGACCGCCTGTGCTTTCTGTACTGCTTCAAATTTTCTGTCAAGTATGCTGCTAAATTTCTGGTAAAATTCCTGCAGCGGAAGAATTGCCTCTGCTCCGGCCTCTCCACCAACCATCCAGCTGTTTCCATTCAATCCGAATACTGTCGGGTTTGTCATAATTCCACCAGTTTTGTAATAATCGACCTTGAATTTTGGAACTGATCCTTTCCCACCAATTCCATACGGTGTTTTTCCACTGCTAACGGAAATGTGCGGTATCTTTAGCTTTGGCAGTGACCATTTAAAGTCCATTGCCCTTTTTAACTGGGTAGCTCCCTTTTTCGTAGTTGACACAGCAGTGCTTATTGTCTTTTTGGTATTCTTCTGTATCTTAGCCAATGATTTAGTCAATGGCTTTTCTGCTCCATCCACAGTTTTCTTTACTGCTGCCGCACCAGTAACCCCCAGCTTTTTACATGCATCCGTGTAGGTTTTCTGTGCTTTTGTAAGTTTTTCCTGCGCCTGCTTGTTTGCTTTCGCAATCTTATCATCTGTGCTCTTCTTGGTACCTTTCAGCTCTGTGGTGGCCTCGTCTTTTGCAGATGTCTGTCTTTCCTTATACAGCGCTGTGTATCTTTTCAACTCTTCCTCTGTCATGGAGTTGATTGCTTTTACCTGCTGCAATCCGCTCACACCCATTTCCTGTATTGTTTTAAACAGTTCTGTATTTCCAAGCCTAGATTTTAATGTAGCAATCTGACGTTCCCACTCGTTTAGAGCTTCTACCTGTGTCTGCATACCTACCAGCAGATCACTCTTCGAGACTGTATCTCCTGCATCGTAAGACTCAAACAGCGAAAAAGAGGAAAGCAGAGAATCTTTTCTTTCCTTTACTGCATTTTTGTATTCATCATTTAGGCTTTTAATCTCTTTTTTCAGATCAGCATTTATCTGTTTTTCGCTCTTGGCATATTCCTTCTGTGCCTTTGTAAGCTGGCTGTTTAAGGATTTTTTGTCTGCAAGGTATTTTTTATCAGCTTCTGTCCGTGCGGATGTCCCTTTTTTTATCTGCTTTCTTACATTATCCCAGTATTCCGTTTCCTGTTTTAAGGACATCTTGTGATATGTCTTATAGGTATCCAGCTTTTTCTTTGCTGCCTTTACAATCTCGCTTCCCATTTCGGACGCGGATTTTTTTGCATGCTTTTTATGTTTTGTGATACCATTTGCCACACCAAGCGCAAGGTTCTTTCCGATCTGCTCCTCCATCACCTTGGACGGGGAATGAATTCCAAAGAAATTCTTTAACCCGGTAAGCACTGAATTTCCAAACCCCCGGACCTTTGAAATTACCCAAGACTGCATATTGCTTATTCCGTTCCAGAGACCTTTTACCAGGTTGATTCCAATTGATACGGTTTTCCTCGGAATTTTTCCCACTTCTGTGACGACACCTGATGCAAAACTGGATGCATTTTTTTTCGCCTGTGATACCTTCTCTGCAATAGAGTTAGCAGCCTTTTTAAATCCTTCCCGCGTCTTTTGCACCATGATGTCAAGTTTTCCACCCGTCAACTTGTTTATTTCATCATATTTTCTCTGATAATTATTTCGTATACCTGTCATTGTGGCAGCAACGATTCCCTTTATCCCACCACCATTCTTCTGGTACGCGGATTTCATTTCATCAAGGTTTTTCTTTGCTGATGCAGTAGAGGCTTTCATATTGTCCTCTACCGTCTTATGTATGGCTTTAAATACCGTAGACGTAGCTTTTCCTATCGCGCTGTTTTTCACCGAATTTGTCATTTTTTTGACGTTATTTTCTACCGCCTCACCTGACTTTTTAAAGGAATCGGTAACGCCCTTTTTTATATTATTAAAATCCTTTTTAATATTTCCCCATAACTTTGATCCAAACGCGCTTATCTTGTCCCAGTTTTTGTACAGCGCAACCCCTGCCGCTATCAGACCTGTAATCAATCCAACAATCATTAGGATCGGGCACAGCTTCATTGCTACGTTTAATGCAGTCTGTGCAGCTGTCATTGTCCCTGTTGTAGCTGTTGCGGCCGCTGTGGCTGTTGTATGCGCTGCTGTGGCGGCCGTTGCTGCTGTATCTGCTGCCGTTCCCGCTGCCGTGGCTGCTGTCTTTGCCGTAATCTTTGCGATTATCTTTGCAGCTCCGGACACAAATTTCTGTCCGGTCGTTACTGTATCAGAGATTCCCTTTGCCACTTTTCCGAACCCGATTGACAACGGACCGATAGCAGCGACTACCGCTCCGATTTTGATGACGTTTTGAGCAGTCTCGGAATCCATGTTTTTGAGTACGTTTGTTACATCTCCGATAACCTCTTTCACGGTTGGCATGCTGTCCTTTCCCAACCGCAACAATTCATTTCCTAAAGGCAAAAGAGATGTCTGTAATTCTCTGAACTGGGTCTTTAACTGCGTGGAAAAAGAGTTATTCACCTGCTCTCCTGCCTTGACTGTCGCTCCCTCGACGTTCTCAAGTCCTCCCTCAATATCTGCAAGAGACAACACCGTGTCTTTCCCTAAATCCTCCCACATCGTTCCAAACAAATCTGTACCTGCGATGTTCTGTGAAATAGGGTCGTCCATGTTTTTCAGTGCAACGAGTGTCTTGTGAAATGCCTGTGACGCTGTGTCTCCTCCTGCTGCAAACTTTTTCGCCATCTCATCCGCATTTAATCCGATTCTATTGAAACCGTCCACTGTCGTGTCCGAACCGTCAACCGCTCTGATGCTGAACTCTTTCATTGCGTCGCCGACTTTGTCGAGGTTAAACGCTCCGTTCTGTGCCCCTTGTACTAAATAAGCCATTGCGGTCTTTGCGTCCATTCCTAACGCTTGGAACTTCGGCGAATATTCCCTCATGGTGTCAAGCAGTTCGCCCGAATAGTTCGCTCCGTTTTGGAATCCGACCGTCAGCACATCCATTCCCTCGCTGATGTCGTCAATAATTCCGTTGTTTTTCATGGTCGTCAGAGTTCTCGCCAGTTCCTCGTTCTCTGTTCCGAACATATCGGACATTGTCATCATCTGCTCGGCGATTGTCTGCTGCTGTTCAACAGACATGTCTTTTGCCCCTTTGATGTTTTGAACGAGTGTGACGACCGCAGACGAACAGTCACCCAAACTCTCCCCGAATCCATTTGTGTAAAGATTTTGAGCGACTGTCTTGAGTTTCTCTGTCTCCTCTGCTGTCAATCCCAACTGCCCTTGCATCGACATCAAGTCATTTTCGACATCATATGCGTTTTTTGCGACTGCGGTTTCCATTCCTGCAATCCCCGTAGAAACAACCGACATTTTCTTTCCGAAACTCTCCATCTTTGTTCCCGCCGTATCGCAAGCGGTCGCAAATTTTTCAAGTTTATTGTCCTTTAACTGCTCATTGACATTTTTCAGTTCTGCCTCCATGTTCATGAGGGCGGTTTTTGACTTTTCCGTCTTTACCGTCTGATTCGCAAGTGCAGTCTCCGTCTTTCCGATTGCTGTCTCATTTGCGGTGAACTCTTTCTCTAACTTGTCAAGTTCCTCTTTGAGTGCCTTTGACTGCTCGGAGTTCTTTCCGGTCTCTGCTGCCGATTTCTCATAAGCCTCTTTTGCAGCATCAATCTTTCCCTTGAGTTCCTCCTGCTTTGTTTTCTGTTCTGTCAGTTTCTTTGTCAATTTTTCCTGTTGCTCACTGTTTACCTGCACGATGTTCTTTTGCACTGTTATCTTTTGAGTGAGCGATTCGGCTTTTGCCTTGAGGCTGTCTGTCTCTGAACCGAACAACTTTGCTTTCGTTGCTGCCGTAGAATATTCCGCAGATAATACGCGCATCTGTGCTGCTGCAGACTTCATCTGCTGTGTATAACTGTTCGAATCAACACTTAATTTAACGCTTGTAAAAGCCATCTGCTTTCACCCCCTACTGGTTCTCGTTTATAGTATCCAGCTCGAATTTCAGATAATCGAGTAATTCCTCCATATCTTCCTTCATGCACTGGCTATAAGAATTTCTCATAACTTGGATTGCAATTTTCACAATCCTATCTATAATTTCACCGCATATCTTCCAGCGATTATTTTCATTCTCATCCAAATCATCCTCATATCCGTTCTCACGATCATATTCATCAAATGCGGATTTTTCTTTTTCAATCTGCTGTACTTCCACCACATTTAACATTTTCTGCATGAGGATGTCCTGCATAATAAAATGCACTGTTTTTACTGTTGTGAGGAATTCAACCGCATCAATCTTTCCGATCTCTGCGATTGGCACCTCATTATTTAGTAATTTTTGCAATATTTTTTTGTTAAAAAAATTTGCCTCTTCTATCTGTTGTGTCTCATTTTTCTCCATGAGACTAATGTACTGCTTGTACTGCTCTACTGTGATGGAATTTATAAAATAATACTTTCCACCGCAAGTCAGCTCAATTTCCGGAATCAACTTGCGGTCTAAGAATTTTTTGCGATTGTCTCCATCCGTTTTGCAAGCTCATTTCCTACCCCTATGTCAATTCCCTGGAATTCCATAATCAATCCTGCCGGATCAATTCCTGTTTTTGGATCTTTTAACTCCTCTACCGTGAACTGATTGCCATAGACGCTACAGATGCACTCACACATATCTGCGATATCTTTCTTTGTATATCTCGTATGTGCATCAACTCTCTCTTCGATTTCCAAATAATCCATATATCCATCAATGGATAATTTAGGCATCTCATATTCTTTATGGTTTACTGTAATTTTCTTAGTCATTCTTCCTGCCTCCTGTTATTCTTTTTAATTATTCGTGTGCTTTATCTTTTTCCTGCACCTTCGAGAACCAGTCTTTAATTGCTGTAGCTGCATCCGTATCCTCTGTTACAAGATTGGACTCATCCACGGAGATCTCATATTTATTATCCAAATTGCGCTCATAGAAAGATCCCTTGATGGTTTTTGTTGTCGGTGAAAGTTTTCCTTCTTTCGTGCTTGCCTCCTCGCTGATTCCTTCCGCAAATTTTCCGGCATATAACCATCTGAAATCATATTTTCCGTTAAGTTTACGTTCGCGCCAACCAATAGCAACTTCCGGTGCCATATCGTCTGCCGATTTTACCAGAAATCCATTTTCGTAAAGCTGGCCAAAAATATATGCGCGGTCCTGTGGTGATAACGCATTGATTTCCAGCTCTACATCCGTACCTTCGTAGGAATTGATCACATCCTCCGGACCATCATCCGAATAAATTTTTTCAGAAGTCCATTTTTCATCAATTTTCGCCTTGATTGCTCTTGCCAGCTTTAACGGTGTCTCTGCGACATATCCGGCCGCTGTATTCTGCGTTACTCTCGCCACATAGAAATCTCTACATCCACATGTTCTGCTGCGAACAATCTCTTTCTTTGTCTCACTTACCTGTGTTACCTGTTCACCCATAATTTCTTATTCCTCCATTTCATAAAATTTTGAAAATCGCTGTGCTTTCATGTAAATTCCATCTTCCGGTTTGGAATCGTCCCCATTCCTGCCTTCAAACGAAAATTCATTTTCTTTCATCAATTTTTTTATCTCTCTTGCAAGATCTATCTCATCCTGTTCTGAAAATATAGTGATCTGCACGGATTGCGTAATTCCTTCCGCTGAATCATCAGAAAAATTAACATCATCTTCTCCAAGATCCCACAATGTCACATGTGTTTTATGGATGTTTTTGTCATACCATCCCTGCATCACTTTTATTCCACTATCACTTATTTGTTTCAGCGCATTCGATGCATCGGTTATAATATCCGGACTCCTGCTCATGCTATCCCACCTCATTTTATTGTGTTATCAAGAAATGTCTGGTACTCCTGCTCTGCTATCTTCTGCAATTCAGAGTCTGCATCTCTTCCTGTCTCGTAAATAAATTCCCTTGGTGGCTGGTATATTGTTCCCCAGTTTATAAATTTCACGTAAAAGTGTTCACTGTTGTCCGATTTATCCCATCCAACTTCCGCGGATACTCCCGCGCCCTTTACCTTTGGTTTTCCCATTGGGACACTATCTGCTGCATGTGTAGACACCGATGATTTCGTACCAAAACCACGACCACTTTTTTTAATGTCCGCGGACTTTGGTATTTTCCCAGACATGATTTTTTTCACAACTGGTTCACCTTTTTCTACTATTTTCCTGTTTACTTCCGCAATTTCTGCATCACTGGCCGCATCTTCAAACGCTTTTAACAGTTCCTGCAATCCTTGGAATTCCATTTCTACTTTCATTTTTCTCCGTGTCAGATTCTGACTCTTCTATTCTCTTTTCCTGCATTTCAGTTGTACTTTCTGGTTATCCACAAACATAGGTGACGCATCATAGATTTTAAACACCGTGCCTTTGTATTCTGCGGAAAACTCTTTCAGATTTTTTCTTATATCCTCCATTTTCTGGCAGTTCCGAACCTCGAACACGATTGCATTTTCAATTCCCGTCTGCAATGCTGTGTATTTTTCTGTAGTGCTAAGACTTTTAACCTCGCACCAGCATTCGTAGAATGTTGATTCTGTATACTGTTTTCGTCCATCAACTACCTGTGATTCTCTCCGGATGATCTTAATCCTGCCCGTCTGCAACTGCTGCACCTCCATAGATCTCTTTCAAAAGCATAGATGATACTGCGCTGGATAGTTGCTTGGATTCCCCGTATTTTTCCCGGTTATCATACAGATTTTTTACCGATACAAGGGCAATCAATCGCTGTCTGCTGGTCATGTTATACGCATCAAAATTCGGAATCAGCTCCTGCATCTCTTCTAAAGTGGTGTTTATCATCAACTCCACAATGTCAATATCATCGTCATAATCAATATGACAGTATTTTTTGCACTGCTGTGTCAGATTTTCCCTGTATTCCTTTTTTTCTTCCTCTGTCATGATGCATCCCCCGTTTTCACGGGGCGGCTGACCGCCCCGCAGCATTTATCCATTTACTGTTTCTGTGATCTGTCCTTTAATCACAGCCTCTTCATCAACTGGCTGTACATCGAATCTGTCACGGACCTTGATTCCGGTCAGATCTTTATCCCACAGTCCTGCTCCTTTGTCATTCATGTCAATAGACAGGACGTTGCGATCAAACAGTGTGATCGCAGATTTTAAATCTCCACAATATACCGGATGCTTGTATGCATCTACCGTATGGCCATCACTGTTCATGACTTTTTCTGATTTCAGCGTTTTTTTAGACAGCTTAATAATTGGATATTCCCCAAACAGCAGCTTTCCCTTCGTCTGCAGTGTTGGATCTTTCTGGAGGATATAGTTTCCATCCTTATCCTTCAATTTATCCAGGTAGTTAAACCCGCTCTGATTGGTAATGACAACGGCAGCCTCTGCAATTGCAGGATCTAACTCTTCATTGAAAATATCTTTCAGGCTGTCAAGGTTCTCAATTACCATCTCGTTTCCCTTTGTCATTGTATCCAGCACTTTAAGGATCATAGCGTTACGTGTTGCTTTTGTCTTTTTGGCAATCCATTTGTTAATGTATGCCATAATGTTGGTAGCTGTATCTTCCAGCAGCTCTGCTGTGATCTTTAAGATTCCACCTTTTTTCTTAATTGCATATTTGATCTGCTTAAACTTTGGCTCATCCATTTCCGGAAAATCTTTTGCCTCATCCACGTTGTCAAATGGAGTCGATTCTGCATCAATTTCGATGTTTCGTGTTCCGCTTTTCGTAGTGACACCTTCTGTATTCACATACTGTTCCAGGTTGTCAGCAGATCTTCTTAACTCGATAATATCGGTTCTGATATCTTCCGGAATTGTGATACCAATTCCCAGTTCACTGTTGCTTCCGGGTGTAACGTCTGACGAGATTGCATCTTTATACACTTCAACATCTTTTGCATCCGGCTCTGTTCCTAAAAATCCAGCCCTAACAATGTTGACGAAAGATTTTACCAGGTTCTTTTTATCCGGTTTTACCTCTCCACCAACCTGTTTTGCTGTTCCATTCTTCACCTTATCCTCAATATGTTTCTGATCATCATCGTCCAGATCCATAAGCAGATTAAACTTATCCTGCATTTCGATAAGCTCTTCCTTTGCTTTTTTGCCCTCTTCGATTTTTCCGGCATTTACAAGATCCTTTACCTCCTGCTTTTTGGCATTGATCTTGTTTAAAAACTCTTCCATTTCTTTCTTTCCCATTTTTTCCTCCTTAAGTTCCATACTGGTACAAATCTTTGAGAATTTCGTCTTTTTCAGCTTCCATTCTCTGTTTTTCCTGTTCCGCAGCCTTGTTGTTCCGGTTCTCCAGTTCTTCAATGACCGCATTTACAATATCCTTTGTCTTTGGATTTCCCAAAGGCTCCGGTAAATTGTTGTATTTAGCAAAATAATCAGATGTACATGCTGCAACTGCTGCTTTTTCTTCAATTTCAATATCAAAGTACTGCTGCATTTTTTCGCAATCGAACCATGTTTCCTGCCGCATCAGATCCTTGATCTGATCTCTGGTCACTCCATCCTGCACATGCTGCATGTACACGTCTACAATGGAATCCTCACACAGGTTCAGCTGTTTGATTGTTTTTTCCATATCATCTGCATTTCCCCATGCCATACACGAAGGTTTATGTATCATAGCCTGCGCTCCTGTCGAAAAATGCAGTTCATCGCACGCAAACATGATTACAGATGCAATGGATGCTGCCATTCCATCCACATATCCGATCTTGTGCCCAGAATATCTTTTTAGCTGGTTGTAAATTGCAAGCCCTGCAAATACATCCCCACCACCAGAGTTGAAATAGATGTCAATATCTTCGTATCCATCCAACTGATTCAGGAAATCTGCAATGTCTGCCGGGCATTTGTCCTCTTCATACCATTCCGATAACCATGCTGCCGATACAATGTCTCCGTAGAAATAAAGCGAACATCTCTGTTCTTCATCCTCTGATTCGAAGTCCAGATAACCCACATTCTCTGTCTTTCCACGTTTTTTACGCGTAAAATTAAATCTTTTCTTTGCCACCTTTGCACCTCCTATTCCTCTCCGTCTTTATCCTTGTCAGGATCATCCGGATCTATTATTTTGTCCGGATCTGTCTCCGGATCTGTTATATTGTCCGGATCTATTTCCGGATCTGTCTCCGGATCTTCCGGATCATCTGGGATCTGCTGTCCCTTTGTATATGCTGCACCCGCCATAGTCAGCGGAACCATGCTGCCATTTGCAAGTAAAACGTCTCCACCCTCTCTGTCTGGAAGATCCAACTTCCTTCTGGCCTCGTTTGCCGTCATGACCGAACCACCAACAGCTGTTTTAAAATATTCCATCTGGGTTTTACTATCTGTTCTGAAAAGCACCTTTTCGTTAAATTTAAAATAACACCCATCTTTCTTTTGCTGGTACGATGTAATCTTATAATTTATCTCTTCCTCATACTGCTTTATGATAAAAAGCTCCGTATCTTCATAGAACGACAACTGCTGCATTTCCGAATTACTATAAGACGATTTCGAATAATCGTTAATCTGATTCGGTTTTACTCCAAAAGCGGCCGCGATCTGCAATGCTGTATACTTTTTCAGCTCAAAAAACTGTGAATCTGTCAGCTTTATGTCTAAAGGTGTCAGCTTCATTCCAAGTGGTACCGGAAGGACTCGTCCCATGTTTTTTACACCAGAGCCAAACTCTTCAAACGACTTTCGCAGATTTTCTTTTGCCTTTTCGTCAAGTTCTCCTGTATATTCCAGTGTTGCTTTCGCAGTTAAACCATTCTCGTAAAGATTATTCATAAACTCCTGTGACTTGGAAGCTCCTGCTACTGTTTCCCGTAGGATCTTCTGCACCGGAAGTCCCGTTATGCCATCAAACGAAAAGGATGTTTTAAAATGCATAACCTCATCTGTTCCAAATACATACTGTTTTCCCTGTATTGGATCAGTGTATACATACCATAATCGACCAACCCCCGCGAATAATCCGGCATCATCTACCACGATCTGTACACAATTGGATTGCATAACCCACAGATCCAGTATTTTAATATCTCCACCATATTTTTTCCGGTTAAATACTCTCCGGATATACACATATCCATTTCCATAGTGATTCCGGTTAATTTCTACTGTATTCCAGAATGTTGTTGGTGTCATAAAAGGGTTTGGACGTTCAGAGAATAATCTGGATATATCTGTAGGCTCTGCCTCAACAATCCCTTTATCCGTTTTCTGGTAGTATTTAATAGGCATTTTTGCCAATGTTTCAGATAGCATCTTAAGGCATGTGAAATATGTTACTTCGGATGTCGGTTTCCCTTTTCTTCTTAATCCCATCAGATCCAAAAAATCCGAAGAATTCAGTGACATAATTCCACCATTCGTGATGTTGCCATGCCACCAATCTGCTATTCTTTTCCCCAGTCTTTGGAACGGATTCATTACTCCTCGCCCCCTTTCATATATTTTTCATACATTGCCAGCCATTCATTAACTTCCTCGTTAATGTCCGGTCTGTATTCTTCTTTCATTGCCTCCGTCCATGCATCTATGATCGCATCAATCGGATCAATTCTCTCTGTCCGGAGTTCCTTGTCAATTTTTATTTCTCCATAGCTGTTCGATATTGTCTTAGCATTTGCTATCGACCAGGTAAGCAGCGGATCAGCCGGTACAACAATACTGCTGCCCTCTTTTCCTACTTCCTCTCCTTCTATTTCAACATTTCCAGCCATGATCTCCAACCGGAAGTCAACTGTTGCATCATTCAGCACCCTTGCTGTCTGTGTTACAGACAGCTCATTCATTCCAAGTTCTTCCAGATCGGACAGAAACGCGGATGCATTATGCGGATCATAACAGATCAGCTGTGGTTTCAAATCGTACTCATTTATCAGGTCTTTCAGGTAGCTTAAGATGTATTTATAATCAGTTTTTATTCCTCCAAGCGTTTCCGTTACCGTCACGAGTCCTTTTTCTATCCACAGATCATATGGGATTTTATCTGTTTTTATATGTTCGTCCACGCGCTGTGCCGGAATGAATGAATGTGTGTGTATAAAATATTTTTTCACGCCGTCCACCATGTGCGGAATTATCACTGCTAAGGAGGTAAGATCACCTCCAGCAGAAAGATCCAAGCCCACATAACACTTCATCCCCTTAAAATCTTTCAGGGATTTTAATACTGCACACGCTTTCCATACTGCAATATCCTTGATATACAACGCATTTGACCACTGTATCCACATATCTAACTGCTTTACCAGAAAGTCGCGCAGATCCTCACCGCCCATATCACGCGCAGTACGTGATACTGGAATGAGGTTTTCCAGAGCATCACTGTCAAATTCAAGAATTGGGTTCGCTTTTATCCAGTTTTTTGGTTCATACTCATCATCATTTTCATTCAGCTGTGCTATATACACGAACTGACTGTCATTTTCGAATACTCCCTTTAACAGATTGCAGCAATATTCATACAACTTATAGCACGGTGATTTCAGGTCAAACCCCGCTGTTGTAATCACAGATATCAACGCTGATTTTAGCTTTTTAATTCCACCCTCTAACAGCTTGTACATCTGGTTGGTCTTATGCGCATGATACTCGTCTACTATTCCAAGATACGCACGATGTCCGTCCAGTGACTTGGTATCTCCTGATAGTGCCCTAATTTCGGAATGTGTACACAAGCAATCAATCGTATGATTGTGCTCATGGACTTTAAACCATTCACTTAGTTCATCATCCGAATTTATAAATTTTACAATTTCATCAAATACAATGTTTGCCTGGTCCTGTTTGGTTGCCGTGCAAAATATTTTTCCGTACTTGAATCCGTCAAAGTTTCCATAGTAGGTTGCCAAAATGCCGTTGATAAATGACTTTCCATTCTGTCTGCCAAGCTGTACATAAGATGTCCGGAAACGTCTGTATCCCTTTTCTTTGGTTCTCCAACCGTTCAGTGATCCTAAAATAAAACACTGGAATGGATACAGCGTTACCTTTTCGTCTCCTTCACCTTCCGCTATGGTCAGCTCTTCTCCGAAGTTTATTATTTCTTCGGATTTTTCAACATCGAAGTAATACTTATACGGTGCTATCTTTGCTTTTTCCAGATCGTCAAGGTGTCTCTGGCATGCCAGCCGGACATAATCCCCGGCTATAATCTTTCCTGCTACTACATCAAGCGCGTATTGCGTGCAGCGGTCGGTTATTTTTTCTGTCTGCAAATGCTACTCCGCATACTTTGCAAATTTGTTTTCCGGTTTCTGCTGTGGTGGCTTTGGTACCACCAGACGGCACCTGGAGGAAACGGTCATTCCAAAATCTGATGCACCCTGTCTGCACTGTTTCATGCATCGGTCTTGTATAATCATCAAACTTTCACGCTCTGCGTTTACCACCTGTCTTGTCCCGACCTGTACAAGCCTCTTTTCCCCTGTTAGTGGATCTTTCTGCTCTTCGTATATTGGCACATCTACCATCAACGGAGTATTCCGGATCTGCTCTGTCACCTCTAAAAACTGCTCCTGTGCAATTATCAGTCTGGCCATCGCGTCACAATCAATATTCGCTATCAATTTAATAGCAAGAAGTTCCTTGGCCAGTTTCCGGAATTTCTTTTTTTGTCCTGCTGTCAGATATGTCGGAGGTTTTACATTATCGTTTGGTGCAACAACTTCCGCATCTTTTCGTGCTGCAATCTCTGCTTTTGTAAGATGTTTTTTACCCTTCATAACAACTAAATCTGTCGGTTGTCGCTGCCCTGCCATTGTTTCAAACCTCCTTTCTGTCAATATCTGCATTCGTTTTTGTGTCATAATCTGACACCGCCCCGCCTGCCCTTTTTACGGATTTTCTCGTGGGGAATTTTCTCCAAGGAAAAGTTGGGGCGCGACTAGAAAAGCGTCGCGTAAAACTTTTTCATATCCCCCTGCCTCACGGAAATGCAAATTGATTAACGATCTCAGCTGTTTTTGAGTTGCAATCATACTCGCTTTGTTCTGCTTATATAAGGCGGTAATCGCATTGTGCGTGTTATGGCTCAACGGTATCAAATTCAGTGGGTTTAATCGTTGCTCCCAATCATCTTCCAGCTCTACTATGTGGTGGATTGGATCAGAGTCTGTCAGTGTAATTAACTGCTGCTCCACATACAGTGCATATATGTCTATATAGCCGTATATGCCCATAATCACAGGTCTTAAAGCTCTCCACTCTTTCGAGATATAGAACTCTGCAGCTCTCGGATCTCTGCGTGTGTTGTTATATCTTGTGTGTCGAGACTGCTGCCTCTTCTCACACTCTTCACACATCTTCATCACCTGCGGAATCAGCTTTCCACATCGACAAGTTTTCAATAACATACTGCTGCCCTTCTCTTCTTTGTTGCGGCTACAATATAGCAGCCGCATAGAATAACATGAAGCAAGCAAGAAAAAAGCGACTGCATTTCTGCAATCGCTTACCCAACTGTTCACGCTATCATATTAACACATTCAAATCCCCTTTAGGTCACCCACTTTTTACCCCCTATTTCCCCCACTTTTTACCCTGTTTTGCTCAAATTGTCCTCAATTTCAGCGCAATTTGCGCCATTATCTAACGCTTTCGCGCCAAATAATTTTATGGTCAGCTTGGGAATCATGGCTCTGCACCATTTCTTGGGAGAATTCTTCCCACAGCCTGTATCTCTTGCCACCTCTGCATATGTCTTTCCCTGTATGTATACAGCCTCTAATACATCATACTTATATCCCTCCCCGGATGCTTCCACATCTTCTTTCAGGGATTTCATGGCTTTGTCTATATGCTCCAACAAGATTACGGTTTCTGCTCGGCATTCCCTTATGGATCTTAAGTATGCTCTTTCTGCAGATATGTTATATCTGTCTGCTCCTATTTGATCCGGTTCTGATACAGCCTCTTTTACATATCTCTGCAGCTCTCTATAGTTCTCCAGATATATAAGCGTAAGCTCTGTCGGAGTTTGCAGCTCTTCTTTCCGCTTTCCTTTTCTTTGCATTTCATTACCTCCGCTTCTTTTCTATGGTTCTTCGCTGCGCGGATCTCTTGCTTATAATCTGCATCTCTGCGCTATTATCGGATATCACCATCCAGTTATCTGGTCTAAGATTATTTAATGCTATCAGTTCTTTCTGCTCCCGTGTCGGTTTTTTTGGTTGTTTCATCTACTGCTGCCTCCTCTTCCTCCCTGTATGGCTTTGGCAATGGCATCCAAGCATTTACTACCAGTCCATATTCAATATATGGTTTATCCTCGTCCCACGGATAAAATGCTCCATTTCCCTGCTCATCCGTTTCATATCTTGCAATATCTGGTAATGTAAAATTCTCGAACGATACCATTATATATTTTCCTGTTTCTGGTACTGATTCCTCAATTGGAATCCATCCATCTTTTTTAATTTCGCTCATGTATTCTCCTTTTGTGTTAGCAAAGTACTGTGTGCAAAGTCCTATAGCACCTAATACTTTGCTAAAGTCCTGTGCATCAATCTCTATTTACTACCTCATATGCATCTGAATATTCAATTCCATTCACTGCTGCACAGATCAGTCCCTTTAACATCTTTACCTGGGAATCGGTCCAGTTTTCTTCTGCTATCCTTATCAGGTCATTTTTTAAATGGTTTTTTTCCTCCAAACTCTCATATTTTGTTAGGCATCTTGGATTATCCCATATGATTTTATATCCACAATTACAGCAATAGTTTTCTGACACGCCTCCTCTTAATGTAGAACCGCAATTTCCACAGGTGTATGTATCATACTTCTTTCCATATTTTCCTTTGTGAAATTTTGGTTTTACACCTATTTCAGCTTTAAATGATTTTTCCGCTCTTGCTGTGCTTAATTTATCATCATTCATATGATTTTTTGTATGTTCATCTAATGTGATATACTTGATACTATTATAATTTTTCTTTCCCATGAGTTTCTCCTAAAATATCATCCAGGCAATCATTAAAGCCCACACAATACCATTTATTTATACTAAGATATAATTCTTTTTTTTCCGGTAACTCCCGAAGCGGACACCAATCTGGTCTATCTTCAATCAGGTCGATATCCCTTGCCGTTTCCATTGCTTGACAAGTCTCCGTGTCGCTTTCCTCGTCACAATACATAAAATTGCATCCGAAGCACGATTCCGGCATATTCATTACCAACACTGCTTTTGACATATCTCACACTCCTTTCACAATTTCAAATTTCTTTCTCTTTTTCTCTGCATATAAGTTTGTAATCTTATACCTGTTACACTCACACCTCCACATATTCTTTCCCTTGCCGTCATAATTTTTACAATCCTCACACACAAAGCACGGCTCGTCCATTTCACCTGTGCAGTTATCTGCACATTCAACACAATTGGCGCAGTGATTGCAGATACAGTCGTAACATGGGATTATGGTTGCGCTGGTTTTCTTTTGCATGGTTGCGCTGGTTTTCTTTTGCAATGAAGGTATAAGTCCTAACTCTTCAAGTGTTATCTGATGATTCATAAGGATTCTGGTTTCTCGCACCTCTCAAATTCGATAACCCAAACCCACGGATTCGCATCCCATCCGTGGCGGTCAATGTCGGATTTCTTGATGGTTGAGGTCCAAAGTTTTTCCCATTCCATCATCACTTCATCACATTGACTGCACTGTTCTTCTGTCCCATAACAGCACTGCGAACCGCTTTCTCCGTATGTATTAAGACAATCCCAACAATCAGGATAAGCTCCCTCTTTTATCACATCGGCTGGCTTCATCTCCTGCAGCCGCTCCACTCTCACTTCTGTTACCTTAAGCCAGATACGTGCCGCTTCTTTCGGCATCTGGATTGGTGGTTTCCACTTCGTAAGATCTGCAATATCACCTCTTTGCCAATCTTCGTAGTAATAGTATCCATTCGGAGCCTTTTTCCATGTTTCTCTGACATACAGGGTATCGCCTGGTTGATATGGTTCTTTTCTGATACACGGCTCATTTTTTCCGTTATACAACATAAGTCCATCTTTAATATATCCAGTCCACCATGGATTTTCTCCTGAAAAGAATTTTACAAGCCGTCTGGCACAACTTTTCCGTCCGTCCAGAGTCGCCCGAACCATCTCTGTGTTAAATAAAATTTGTTTAATCGCCATCTGCTTCACCGCCTTTTTAATATTCTCTGCATTTATTCTTTTTCCCGGACATTTTCAATTTTTGCTTCTACGTGTATCCCATATCCATCTGGATCTATCAGTTCAAAACTGATGCTGTTTTCATCGGTTTTAAATTTTTCAGTTAAGATTCGTTTTAAATCCGTCTCGTCCAGCCATATTGTTTTTGTTTCTTTCATTGTCTAATTTTCCCATCAAAAATCTACGTTTTATCAGCTTACTTTTATTTTTTACCCTATTCCATTCACTTGGCTTAATGTAAATATACTGACTGCATAAAAGATATGTGTTATTCTTTCGCTTTTTGGCTTTTCTTCTATTCATTTTTAATCATCCTTTTTAAATTTCCTACCATAATTTTCCAAAATCTAAGCAAACCTAAGCTGTCCGGTCTGTTCCTGCGCAATCCTCATGTTTCCTGTGCGCTTTGCTACGCACAACTCTGGTAAATTTGCTTTTACCAGCGCGGCAGGAATTGGCGGACAAACTGCATTTCCGCATCTGCGCACCTGCTCACTTCTGGGATACTTTTTCCCGGTATAGTCGTGATCTATTATGTAATCATCCGGAAAGCCTTGGCATCCGTACAGCTCTTTCGGTTCCAACATCCTCAATCCTATGTCCACAATCCGGTAATCTACACCCTCAATCGTCACAAGTCCGAATCTGTCTTTTGTGGTCACGGTATCTAATGGTTTCTCTATGTCCTGTCCAGTTGCATCCCCATAATATTTAATCAGAAATGCTCTGACTTCTCCAAAGTGTCCATCTCCCGCCGTTATGGTCGGTATCGGTTCGGCAATGTTCCTGCCGTCACAATGGTTATTCATCTGGATGAGTGTCGCAGCGCATACACTGTTATGATCTATCGCCGTTACGGTCGGGAGTGGATTTTCTAATGACTCTCCAGCTCCCGTATATCCTCCATCGTAATACTTATGTAAAAACGATGTGACAAGACCGTACCTGTTTGAGCCATCAACAGTCATGAGTGGATCGTCAATTCCCTGTCCCCGGACTTCTCCCTGCGCCGTCTCGGAATGATACTGGATCAGTGTTGGACTTATTAAGCAATGTTCATTTTTGCTCACTATAGTCGTGAGTGGTTCCCGTATATCCTTGCTCCGGTCTTTTGCAAATCCGGTCTGTCCGATCTGTACCATATACGGTTCTACAATTCCATACCCGTGTTTCCCGGTAATAGTAGGCATCGGCTCTCTGATATCGTTCGGTCTACGTTCTCCACCATGATTGCATTGGATAATAAACGGCTCTGGATTTTCCAACACAAATTTCTTTAGTCCTCTTGCAATCCTATCCATTGTTTTCTGTGCCAGTGGGCGTACCGCGCGGATACCGTATTTTTCCTTTATTTCTTCCGAGCTATCAAAGATGCTAGGACACGGCAAGGAGAAATCCAACTGTGTATATGCTCCAACATACGGTTTGAGAAGTCCTGCTTTGACAGCTTCACTGTCTGCCGGTGCGTGTGTTGGCTCTGGCCAGACAATTGACCTGCTGTCGCACCGCGCGATCATAAAGAATCTCTTGCGCATAGTCGGCGCGCCGTAATCCGCTGCTACCAACTCTTTAAATTGCACCTCATATCCTAAATCGGTAAGCTGTTGCACGAACTTTCTAAACGTCTCTCCCTGTTTACTCTTGATTGGATGATGCTTCCGGTTCAATGGTCCCCATGTCTTAAATTCCTCCACATTCTCCAACATGATTACTCTTGGTCTGACAAGTCCCGCCCATCGGCAGGCTACCCATGCAAGACCTCTGATATTCTTGTCCTTTGGCTTGCCGCCCTTTGCTTTGCTGAAATGCTTACAGTCCGGGGAGAACCAGGCAAGTGCTACAGGGTGTCCTTTGCAAGCCTTAATTGGGTCTACCGCCCAAACGTTTTCGCAGTAATGTTTCGTATTAGGATGATTAGATTTGTGCATCCGGATAGCTTCCGGGTCATGGTTGATCGCAATATCCACACTATATCCGGTTGCCAGTTCTATCCCGGTGGAAGCCCCACCGCCACCGGCGAAGTTGTCAACGATCAGTTCTCCGTTAATCATTGCATTGCCTCCAATCATTTTTATCCTCAAATTTCATGCAATAGGAAGTTGCCTGACTTCTTTGGATGGTTTCCTTACACCATCCATATATCCCCCATCCTTCTGGTGGTTGCTTATTATTTTCAAGCATTTCCCATGCAGAACAGTTCTCACACCGTTTGTAATGCATCCAGCTAGGTGCTTCTCTTAATTCACCACACACATTTACTATGTGCATATCTGGTGGATTAAACAGATCCATTTGCCCTTGCATTTCTATTCCTCCCTATAAATCCTGCATACGCTTAAGTCGCTTGTATTAACATATCTCCCCCGCATTCGTTCTATTTCGCTTTCTGCTGCTTCTCTACTCTTAAAAACCCTCACCTTGGAATTTTGCTTACTGCTGTTAAGGACCTTATACCGTTCTTTGTTTACAATGTATGAGCCTTTACAGATGTAATCTCCACTCCTGTCAGTTATTGCATATTCTTGTGGTTTTTCAAGCTCAATTGTTAATTCTACCGGATGACTGCCTCCTCCTATGACATTCCACGTTTTCACGTTTTTGTGCTTTATTTTTCCCCAGAACTTCATATCTAGTAAACATTCATTAAAACTGTCCTCACAGTACCCATCTATGGATACACCTGCATTGCCACCGTAATTTTTCAAAAGTTCTTCCAATGTCATAGCATTTCCTCCTTAAAACAAGCTCAACTGCTGCTCTTCATATTTGTATTTCAGCTTTACTGGCAAGCCTCCGCAATGGAATATCCGTTCTACACGTTCCTTTTGCTTCAAATGTGCCATATAGTTAATATCTGCTTTTGGTGGTACTGATAAATAGCATTCCTCTGGAAATGGAATGTTATTTTCTTTGCATATTTTCCGGATCTGCTCCTGTGCATAAATAATATGGTTCCGCGTCAGGTTCATGTTGCAACCATCAGACCAGAACGGATCATTGCAACCATTCTGGTTTATATCTTTCCAATGTTCTATTTCTTCCCGAACATTTCTACAATACTGCTGCACGTTTTCCTGCGGTGTCCTTTCTTTCATTGCAATTCTCCTTTCTGCCTTACGCAATACTTGCATGCGACCGCATTTTTTAGACGATCTACCCCAGACGTATCAAGATACTCCCGCATCCGGTTTTTTTCTTGTCTGCCCTTAATTAAATGGCATCTCTTCGTCTACTCCATCCGGAATGTTCATAAACCCATCCCCAGCTGATCCGGCTGATGGTTCCTGCTGCTGTCCCCCTTCCGTCCTTTTGCTTTCTGCAAATTCCTGTTCTTCAACCACTACATCCGTTGTATATACTCTCTTCCCATCTTTATTGTTGTACGATCCTGTCTGGATGTGCCCTGTAATTAACACCTTTACCCCCTTTTTCAAAAATTTTTCTGCAAATTCCCCAGCTTTTCCAAAAGCCACGCAGTTAATAAAATCAGCTGACTGCTGCCCGTCTTTTCCCGTTCTCCTGTTCACTGCAAGCGTATACCTTGCTACACATGTACGTTCCTGTGAGTTATTCATTTCTGTATATTTCACGTCCGAATCTCTCACAAGCCGTCCCATCAGTATCACTTTATTCATTTTTTTCTCCTTCCTCTTCCTCTTTTCCCATAGGCAGAATTCCTACTATGCAGTATCCATCCTCCAGCCCTGTATACTCTCTCTGCACATACAGAATGTGGCACCGGATTTTTCTTTCCGTGTACAATCCCCCCTGATATTCCAGCATTTCAAGGATATCCCCTGCTTCGTAACCGCAATCTCTGCACAGCTCAAACGGTTTTTCTCCCGATAATACCGCGGTAAAATTCTGGTATGCGCTCCGGATCTGATGCACCCGCGACTGCTGCACATCTGACGGTAATTGCTCCATTTGCTGCGCATCTGCCATATCACGCAGTTTTTTCCTTGTATCACGGTCAATAGCCGCCTGTTCTTCCTCGTACTTCTGCCCTTCGGTCTTATATGCTTCCTTACGGTTCTTGTGCTGGTCGCATGAGGTACATGTGCTCGTTTTTACGTTGCATGTCTCGTACTCTGTGCAGGAATAACAGATAGATGTAATTCCTTCCGGATGCGGTGTCTGATACTCACCCATATTCATATCCTTGTCTCTAATCTCCATCTGCTCCGGCTTTTCTTCTGTGTCAGATTGTGACACCGTTCCTGTTTCCAACTGCTGCTCCGGCTTTCCATTCTTCATTTCTTTTACATCTTTGTGCGTAAGCTCTCCGGATTCTTCTTTCTGTTCCAGTGCTGCCCTCTGTGTATCTTCCTGCATTCCGCTAAGTTCGTAAGCGGCAGAAAATGTAATTCTTTCATTTTCCAGTTCTTCTTTCCATTCCGGAATCAAATTATTATTTATAGCCTCAATCTGTGCTATCTTCGTTTTGCTCATGCTCAATTTTGCAGCAATTACATCACGCAAACGACCAGACTGCAGATCATACCCTTTCAGTTTCTTTCCTTCCGCTTTCATGCGCTCCAAACATTCTTTCAGTTTTTGTTCTTCCTGTAGCATGTCTGATACTGTTTTTGTCCGATATTCATTTGCAATAATCAGCTCGACCAATTCCTCATCACTGTCCTGTGGTGTTGTCAGTTTGCTGGTTGCAAGCTCAAATTCTTTATATCCCTTGGATACCAGGTACTTAAGTGCTTCCCACCGTCT